GAAATTATTTAATATATTATACAAATAAATGGCTGATGATTTTGATATTGACACACATATTATTAATAATTATAATAATATAAATAAAATAATGATATTATTATCAGGATCAACAATATTTAAATCTTGTAAATGTACAAATATTTATGATCTAAAAAAAAATATAAATCATACACAAAGGGAAAAAATAAAAAATTCAAATATTGAATACTTGAATTTTTGCAATTCTTTTGAATTAATATCTGAATTAAAATCTGAATTAAAATCTAAAATATCATTTGAAAAAAATTACTTATTTGATCATATGATAAAAAATAATAAACAAAAATCTAAATCTAAATCTAAATTAGTTTTTTAATTCCATAATATTAAATCATCAACAAACATCTAAAACTATTTATTATCCATTTAATTCCATAATCTAAATTTGATTGATTTATTGGTTTCTTATTATGTTTTAATAAATCATTAAATAATTTTTTATTTTGTATGATGTCATTTTTTGTATAAGAATATAATGGTTCAGTTCCAAATTTGGTTTTATAATAAGAATATATATCAATTGATAATAAACTATATATATATTCAATTGCAGCTAACATCTGATAACAATCATCTATATCATTCGATTCAATAAAATTTTTTATAGAAAATTGATGAGTAGCTATTATAGGATTTAAATCAAATATTTCATCTACTCTTATGGATTTTATATTTAATTTAATTTTATCTGAGTCATCTAATTTTAAATTAAGTTGATTAATAATAGTTTCCAATTTATTATTTTTGCATTTATATATAAAATATCGAAAAGAATCAGTTTTAGATAGATTATTAGTATCATTTTGATCATTTAGTGTTGGATCATTTTGATCATTATCTAAAGTTTTAGATTTTGACAAAATCAATTTTAACATTTTAGTCCGATAATTAATTAAATTAACAAAAGGAGCAAATCTATTTGCAAACTCTTCTATTTCAAAATTAGTAAAATCTATCTTATTATATTGTAGATATTGTAGATATTCTTGATTTAAGTATTTGATTGTAGAATTTTTCATAAGAAATAATAGAAATAATAGAAATAATAGAAATAATATTAATAATATGATATTTATTTATATGTTATTTTTTAAGTATATAATTTAAGACTTAATTATAATAAACTATTACAATGATAACAATCAGGATAGGTCCTGATAAAATCCACAAATTTTTCTAATTATATATATTTTATAACCAAGCAACTAAATCTTTTATCATTTCAAATGCCATTAAATTTAATATTTTAATTTCTATTATCTCTCTGTCTACTATAGGTATAAATGAATTATAATGTCTACCTGATGGATTAATAACAAAAATAACATTCCATGTACCATCACTAATATATTTATTAATTTCTTCTCTACTTAGTTTTATTGTTTCCTCATTTGGATATATACCATTAAATGCTATTCTTTGTCTATTATCACTAATATCTACGCTAATAATAACTGTATTTTCAGATATTGTGCTCATCATTTGTCCTAATTGTTTTAAAGTATGTATACTAGATGATTCCAATGATGGATGAAAATCATTCAACATTGCTTGTTCTGATAAATCAAATGCTACTTCTGGTTGTACTGGTTGTACTGGTTGTACTACTGCAGCAGAAGATGCAGAACTAGCTTGTTGTATAGGAAGTGGATTCATTTTATAAAATTGACTTCTAAGTATAAGTTCAGTTAAATCTATAAAATGACGACTAACTCTAGCATAAGTTGATTTACAACTATTAGTTATGGCTACATTCAATCGATTTCCATAAGCTATTTGATCAGCTGGTTCGCTTTTATTGTGCGCAGGGTTTGTATCAGCTAATAATGCAGGTAATGTAAGTCGTTTTATAAAATTACCTGTACAAAATGCATTTAATAAACAAGCACCGTTGCCTCTAACTGTAATCATCATACACTCACCAAAATATGGTTTAATTAAATCATTTAATAACTGTCTTAATTCAGCGTTACCTGGATGATAATATATGCATATATTATTTAAATCAGTAAATAATGATTGAATAATTGGTTTAGATTGATCGTCGTATTCTTCAATTCCACTGCCTAGTTGTTTTTTTAACATTAAATACTTTCTTTTATATTTAATATATTCTTGACGATAATTCATAATAATTTGAAATATATATTAAACTATATATTTATTTTAAATATATAGTTAGATCAATCTCTTTGAGATACAATAAAATTAGTTAAATAACTAATTTTATTGTATCTCAAAAGAGATTAATCGAGGGTAAAGCTCAATTAATCTCTATTTTAACCAGGGTTATAAGTCCTGATTAACTGACACTTGAGATGTGTATCAGTATAATATTATAAACTACTGGGTTATAAATCCAGCAGTATCTCAAAGAGATTAATCGAGGGTAAAGCTCAATTAATCTCTATTTTAACCAGGGTTATAAGTCCTGATCAACTGACACTTGAGATGTGTATCAGTTATTATATTATAAACTACTGGGTTATAAATCCAGCAGTATCTCAAAGAGATATCTAATAATATCGCTATTAAAAGATAAACTCTTTTAGATCAAGGTAATCACTCCTTGACCAAACGACACTTGAGATGTATATCGTTTATTATAGCTACAGTTTGAATCCCGGAGCAAGGATGTAAGATGGTTGATTTACCTCTTACATTATTTAATCAAGAGTCTACATTGTGATGATTAACAGTATATAATTAGACCCACCAAACTTTTTTTTTTTCATTTTTTTATTATATTAATTGATTTATATCAATATAAATTTACTAAATTAAATCAATTTATATCAATATAAATTATGGGCTTTATTTGAATGTTTATGTAAAAGTCTTAGGACAATAAAAAAACTCTATGAATTTTCAAAGTAAATAAATTTACCTTGAAAAAATCATCCCACTTTCAAACTCCGATGTCAAAAATTCGAGGTCCAAAAAGCCAAACTCAATCAAACTGATTGCATCTACTACCTTCAACACCAATACCGTAACGATCTGGACTATAGTGCATGGTCGTCGAATATTGACCACGTTCATCCTTGGGTAATTCTTGGGAACAGACCCAACAAAAATGTACCCCGCATCGACACGTCATGTGATTACAACCACTTGATTTAGATATTGGTGATCTGCATCCAGGACATCTCTTTGAATCAGCCGCAATAGCTAGTTCTGATATTTCATCCATGGAACGTTCACACTCAGTGTTGCCATGATAGATTCCGTGCTTGCATCCATGTCCTGTGCACAACTCCAAAGAACACTTTGCACATTTCAGCAACTTTTGATGATTCTGTCGCTGATTGCTATGTTCTGACTTAAAACCGAATGTAACACCGTCACAAACTGCTGGCTCGCGCCTACAACATCTTACCACTGTAAATTTGAAAGCAGCGATATTATGCGAGCAGTCAATAATGCGTTCAAAGGCCATGCGAACATGACGATTGTATTCGACGACATGTGGAAACAGTGTATTAAAAACGTCTGGTCGCTTCATCAACTTCTTAATTTCGTTTGGCGACGGTGGCTTATTTTCACACAACATATGCAAGAGCCTGGAATCATTTGAATTTACATATTTTCCATCTGCAAAGAAGATCCGTAGGGTGAGTTTATACTTCCCAATCAAGATACAACCGAAGTTTTCCAAAATGCCACTCTGAGTAGGAGTTGGTTTGATCATACTCCTACTACTACTCGTATCTATTTGAACCAGATTCGCCAATACAGCCTTTTCCAAAAGAGCAATAAATGCAGTCAATAGATCTTGAACAGTATCAAATGGTAGCCTTATTCCCGTAGGGTCATTTTGTAGTACATCTGGCCCAGTAAAAGACATCTTCACCACGTATGGACTCTCATTGGGATCGATTGGCTCACCAGTAAGCATATCAGAACGCTCCCTAACCTTGGGTGGAGTCTTTGCAACATGCTTCAACTGCTCATTCAAGAAACATATCTCATTGAGTTCGCTACCAGGGAGCAATAGTCCCCTAAAGACATTCAGATGCTTATTGAAGTCTTTCGCTATTTTCTTTGTTTTTTCTAGCGATGGTTTCTTTGACGAAGACTCGGACCAAATATCAATCAAAGTTCCAACTAGATGAACAAGTGTCTGGAAGCTCCTCTCGTTTTGATACAATTGCTTCGTAGTGTGACACTTCTTTGCATTCTCATCCTTAAATGTGCTAAGTTGCATACGACGGAGCTTGTCCATCGCTGCCAAGGATCTCGAAGCTTCATCAGGAGATGCAAGACCATAAGATCTTTGAGCCGTTGGTGTGCATACTTGCCACCCACTTGCTGCTGTTGGTGCTTCCCACCCACTTGTTGCTGACATGTCTCTTAGATCACGTTAAAGTTAAGCGATTTTATTTAATAGGACCAATCTATAATTTATTTTTCAATTTTTTTTAATTTATAATTAAATTGAAAAATAAATTATAAATTAAAAATAAAACACATATTATATATGGATACACTTATAGATAATTATAATAAAAATTCAGATTTAATTATAACAAAATCTGATGGGGTTACATTATCTGATTCAAATGGTAATAAATATTTAGATTTTTATTCAGGTGTTTGTGTAATGAATTTAGGTCATAATCCACAAGGCTGGAGTGATATGTTATTAGATATTGTTACAAAATTTGTATATATTAGTAATTATTTTTATAATCAAAATGAAATAAATTTATCTAATCAATTATCAAAATTAGTTGAGAAATCAATTCCAAATGCAAAAGTTTTTTTTTATAATAGTGATACAGAAGCAAATGAAGGTGCATTAAAATTTGCAATATTGCAAAATAATTTAAAACAAGTTAAATCAAATATTATGGTATTTAATAGAAGTTTAGAAAGTTTATATTGTACTCATAATAAAGCATATAGAGAACCATTTTATGATCATTTAAATAAGGTACATTTTTGGCATTGGAATAAACTTGATGGTTTGAAAGAATATATTATTGAAAATAATATTAATATTATTATTAATGAACCAATACAAGGCGAAAGTGGTGTTATTCCAATGAATAAAGAATTCGCATCATTATTAAATGATTTACATGATGAACTTAAATTTATGTGGATTATTGATGAAGTTCAAACTGGAATGGGTCGATGTGGTGAAATTTTTGCTCATCACATTTATGATGTTAAACCAGATTTTGTAACTTTAGCGAAAGCATTAGGGAATGGTATACCAATTGGTGCTGTAATTTGTGCAAATAATGCAATTGTTAAATCAGGGGATAATGGAACTACATTTAGTGGTAATCCATTCGCAACAGGTGTAGCATGTTGGATTTTAAATAAAATAATAGAAGATAATCTACCATCTAAAGCTATTGATACAGGTAATTATATCATGGACAAGTTAAGAAAAATTGCTAATAATCCTACTTCAAAAATAGTTGATATCAGAGGTGTTGGATTATTTATTGGTTTAGAATTAGATAAAACTAGAAATATTTATGATATTATTAATGGTTTACGTGAAGAGAAAATTTTATGTATTGGTGCTGAAAATAATACTTTACGTATATGTCCACCTTTAATTATAAATATATCTGATGTTGATATTTTTATAGATAAGTTGAGTAATTTATTGATAAATAACGGACAGCCTACAGCAGCCGTACCTGTAACAACAGCATTACCCGTAAGGATGATAATTACATCTAAAACAGTAAGACCATCTGAAATAGTCGCCGAATCTGAAATAGTGACCGAATCTGAAATAGTTACTGGATCTGAAACAGTAATTGTATCGAATACTGAATATGAATCTGAATCGGTAATGGACACGCTACGCGCACATGCATAAATAATTAAATTCATCTCTGTCAAATATATTTCTTATCAAATTAATTGATTAAATCAATTAATTTTATCAATTGATTCTATTGACATAATTAATACCTTATCAAATAACAAATTTGAATTAAAACCATATTTAAATATAATACATCCTGATCCATATGTATTTATATATTTAACTATTTGTTTGGCTATCTTTTTTTTAACAAAATCAATATTAGAGCCATAAAAATTTTTTGCATCTATCCAATTTATTTTATGATTATTTATAATAAGTTTGGATTTTATTAAAAAATCTGGAGTATTTATCGCTTTGCCATATAACTTGACTTGTTCGGTAGTTAGCTCTTCTTGTGTTTGAAATTCAATCTTATTTAATGCTAGGATTTTTTCTATTCTTTTTTCAAATTCTGCGGCTTCTGATGATTGTTCTGATTGTTCGATTTGATTATATATATCGGTATCTGATGCTATTTGAAGTTGTTTTTGGTCAAATTCATCCATTTTTTTCTTATTATGAAATAACTCTTTGATCTTTGAATTATATTTTCTTTCTAAAAGATATCGCATAATTGTCATTGGTGATAGATCATATTTCTTACTAAGTTTCAATACAGTTATTTTTTGTTGATATTTTTGAGTAAGGTTGGATTT